GACTATGACGATATCTGCGTTGCCTATGGCACTGAGATTATAGAGAACGAGCATGAGTCAAGGCTTAGAGAGGAACAGGGTGATGTAGTATTTTTGAAAAACTTCCCATTGCGTACTAATCCTTTCTGGAACATGTACTGCAAATATGCTGATATCTATGCTAAGTGTGATGTTATTATGTATGGGCAGGAGACTATTGGCTCGGCACAGAGAAGCAGTGATCCTAAACAGATGCGCGATAACTTCTATACGATTGAAGGCGGCAAGTATGCAGAGAAATTGTTTGAGTTGTTTACCGAGAAAAGAGTTGTTGCTGAACTAGATAAGTTTTTGCAGCATAAGTTCTTTGATCGTTTCGGTGGTGGCATCGGAATGACTAGGTTAGCAAGAGCCTGGAACATCAAGGAGTTCGAAAACAAAATCCACGATGGAAGTATATGAGAGTAATATTGTTTTTACTGCTTCCGCTACTGGCATATAGTCAGTTTGATACAGTTCATGTGTATGATGATATCAGTATCTCTTACATGACAAGAAAAGATACGGTGCTTATATCTACTAAAAAGTGGAATGATGTGATTGGAATTATCAAGTCTAAGGAAAAAACTATTGGTGACTACAAGAGTATCATTAGTAAGAATGAAAATACTATCAAATCCTTTGACATTCAGATAGCAGAACACAAAAGTATAGAGCGCACTTTAGAGGAACGCGTAGGTACTTACCAGCGTGCGTACAACATGAGTTCTGACAAGATAATGGAGTTAAATAATCTTTGGCAGCAGGGTCTCAAATATGCTAAAAATGAGCGAAAAAGAGGTATCTTTATAGGGACAACCTGGGGTATCATCGGAGGGTTTGCCGCAGGGATTATTACTACAGCTATTTTACTAAAGTGAAACATGGAACTAGATTTGTATTTGGATATTGAGCCGATGGGTGCCGTAAGGACTACACAAAAACAGATGTATGCCGACAAGCGATACAAGAAATATATGGTTTGGAAGGACGATATTAAGATCTTGTGGAACGCAGAACTTATTAAACTTGGAATTAAACCGGACGAGTTTAAGTTTTCTGAAATAAAAAGCATTACATTTGTGGTAACAATTCCAATGAGTATTTCATTAAGTAAGGCAAAGCTAAAGGAGCGCGAAGATAGAATCGATATGCCGCATCAGATGAAGCCAGATATCGATAATATGCTCAAAGCTTTTATGGATGCCCTGATGAAAGAAGATAGTCACGTTCATACCATCGGTAGAATGACAAAAATTTGGGGTTTGCATGGACATATTAAAGTGGTCATATAAACTTGGTTTAAAAGTGTTTCGATTTGCCTGGGTGAAAACTCGGGCATTTTTTTTGTAGTGTAAAAAAATAATATTATGTTCGCACTATAAAAGCGATTCTATGTTTTATCTTAATATGGGAGAAGTATGCGTTACTCCTGCAGGGCAAACGGTACCGGAATATGTAGCTGTTAAAGGCGAGTTTCCAAAAGAAGTAAAGTTTGCACAGGTGATTACTTATATTTACTTTGTCTATACCAAGAAAGATAACCCTTACTGGCAACTGCCACCGGTAGAAAGAAGAGAGCAGGTCACTGCAAACTACGGACTGTTTAAAGACTGGTCCAACTGGAAAAACATAGAGAAAATGGAACAGGTTATTAACCTGATTGATTTCTACAAAAGAATACAGTTGTCCGAAAACGATCTGAACGTTGATATGTTTAAGGCGAAAGCAGAGCACTGGAGAAAGATGTTAATGAGTCTTGATAATACTCCCGAGGATGAACTGCAGATAGCTAAAGCATTAGAGGTATCGACTAGGTTGTGCGAAGAGTTTAAGCTAAAGTCTGAAATGGAAACGGGTAACGAAGAGCAGGAAGGATTGTCATTGTATCTTTTTGAGATACCGGAAAATAAAAAACCTTATCACGCAAGAATGAAAATCAGTTAACATGGGATTCTTTAAGAAAAAATCAGCAAACTTTACATCTAATCCAAATACTGGAAAAAACTGTTGCACTACAGATGATAGTGTAGATGGATTTACATCTATTGTTATTGATCTTACCGATAACAATGCAATAAAAAATATTGGAACTACTCCAATCGAAATATTACCAGCCCCAGGAGTTGGAAAGTATTACGAGTATGAAGGAATTGTTGAATATACTCATGTTACCGCTGATTATAATTTTGGCGATGCAGTTGGTATAATAGGGGAATCTTCTTATGCTGGCACATTCATTATTTTTTCAACATCAATCTGGACAACTGATAAAATTGTCCAATTTAGTTCTAAGTCTCCAACTTATACAGATGGCACAATAACAGATACATTAGTTTCAGCAGGATTTAATCTTAATGAAAAAATTGTATTAACTACATATAATGCTAACGATGCAACATTAGGCGATGCTACATTAAAAATTAAGTTAAAATACAAGGTAGTAACCTTTGGATAAATAGGTATATATATGGGAATGTTTGATAAGTATAATGATTCTGTGATGTTTAACAATCCATGTCCTCCTGGCTGCGAAACTTGCTGCCCGCTAGACATACAGTTAGCATACGACCCTATTACAAATGTATTGACACTGACATACATTTATGACAATGCTACTGTTGTAAGGACTGTTAACCTTACAGATCTACAAGAGCCATTGACTATTGGCTTATCATTTGACCCAGTAACAAATATCATTACACTTGCTGGAACATACAACGGTGTTCCTTTTACAAGCAATGTAGATACTACTCATAATCACGATTTAGAACTTATACTTGATGGCACTTCCATTGTACTTACTGGAGAACACGATGGCGTACAAGTACAAACATCAGTAGATATATCTTCTTTATTAGGCGGCAATCTATCGTTATCGCAAGTTCTTATAAATGGTAATACATCTGGGTCAAATGACATAGTTTTTGATTTAGGTCAAGGCATTTTATTTAATAATGGATCGAGGCTAAGAGAGGGCACTATAGATGCTTTACTCGGTGGCCAAAAAGGTGTTGCCCAAATTTGTGCTGTTGGGTATGAGTTAAAGTGGGAAGCAGGGCGCTTATATGTTATGGATGGCAATGGTATTTATATCAGATGGTCATTGTACAATTTTACTATTGTTCCTACGATAAATGATGATGTTTCTTTAGGCTATCTGCCCGGTAGTCGCTGGACATTAGACGATGGATCTGTTTACCTTTGTACGGATTCAACTCTTGGTGCCGCTGTTTGGGTACTACAATCAAGTTCTGTACCTACATTAGAACAGGTACTTGCCTCGGGTAATAGCGCAGGAAATCAAGCAATAGGAGACTTAGATACGCTTGCATTTAATCTTGCTACTACTAATAGTGTCGGCGAAGGAGAAATGATCTGGAATGATGTTGATGGAACGGTAGACTTAGGGTTAAAAGGTGGCAATACAATCTTAAATGTTGGGCAACAGAATATAGTACGGATAGTAAACAAGACAACACCGCTAGTTCCATTAACCCAAGCAGGATATGAAGCTGTTGTTGTTGCTGGCGCTACAGGGCAAAGACTATCAGTAAAGCTAGCAAAAGGCGACAACGATTTAAATAGTGCTGGAACACTTGGATTAGTGTGTGAGGATATAGCAGTTAATCAAGAAGGATTTATTACTACCGTAGGCGTTATTAAAAATATTAATACTACTGGTAGCTTACAGGGAGAAACCTGGGCTGATGGCGATGTTTTATACTTATCGCCATTTACTTTTGGTGCCATTACCAACATAAAACCAACGGCACCCAATCATACAGTTATTATAGGATATGTAGAGTATGCCCATATTAACAATGGAAAAATATTTGTAAAGGTTGATAACGGATATGAATTAGACGAGCTTCATAACGTAAAGATAGATAGTAGTACGTTGGCTAATAATAACATTTTAGCTTATACTTCAGCGACACAAGTTTGGGAAAATAAAACTCCTGCAAGCGTATTAGGTTTTACGCCTGCGGTAAGTGAAGGTTGGAATGTATTAGTAAAAACTGCTAATCATGATGTGACAAATACAATAATTCCACAAGATGACCCTGAATTGCAATTTAGTGTAGTTGCAAATGGTAGTTATATGGTTGAAATGGATTTTTGTTGGTCAGGAAATAATGCAACAAGTGACTATCAGGGCAATTTTAATGTAACTGCTGGACTTATGACTGGGTATGGTTTAATATTTTCTTCTTACAATACTTCACCAATTATACTTGTATCAAATAATGCTACAAGTCCAGCATTTGGAAACTTTCAATTAGTGTCTGCAAGTATTACATTTTTAATGTCTTGTAAAGTTCAATTCAATTTTACTTGTACACAAAATGCAACATTTAAATATCAATTAAGAAATGCAATAGCAGGAGCCGGATGGACTTCACGCACTTGGAAAGGAACAATTTTAAAATATAAAAGAATAGATTAGCATTATGGCACTTCAACTAACAAAAAACACTACGCCAATACTTGTTAAAGGCACAGATATAGAACTTACAGATGTGTATGTTCGCATTACTTTTGTTTGCAATTTTGATGGATCACTATCTGTAAACTATAAGACTTATCAAAACCAAAATGCCTATGCTGCTGGTAAAGAAATATTTACAGATTTGTTAGACACAACTTATAACTTTGTAATATTAGATACTGAAACCCAGTCGCTTGATACAGCATTTTTGTACATGCAGACTATTTTTATAAATCTTGGTTATAATGCAGTCGTAGTCTAATGAACAAAGGTGGTATTCTAACTTTAGAAGAAAAAGAATATTTACAAGAAACAGAGTATTGTACTGGTTTTTACTTTACTCCGATTCAAAGCATTGAAGGTAAATGGTACTTGCCAGTAGAACAGATTAACAAGAATGAAAATATAGATTGTTGGTGGATCAAACATTTAGAAATCATACAATACAAACCGAAAAGCAATATTATGACAAACGAAAAAACATTACTTGGTTTTACTGATGGTTACGATTTACTTCGTACTATGTTTAAATACCATCAGATAAATTTAACTAAAATCCTTAACCTAGCCTACATCATGACATTGATTTTATTATTTACCCCATTCTTAGAGAAGTATATCTGGAGTCCTTTCTGGACTATACTTTTCTTTTATGCCGTAATAATGCTTGACTTTGTAACAGCCGTTGCTGCATCATGGGATGAAAAAAAGTTTGTTACGCAAAAAGCTATTAAAGTACCAGTAGTTGTAATGGCATACACTATGCTATTCATTGTATTACATTCAATGTCTAGAGTAGTAGAAGCATTTAATCTTGTAAGCGTACTTAATCCGGATGCCTTTAGATACCTAGCAATTACAACATATTTTCTTTGTCTGTTTATTAACTTTCTGTCGGCTATTAAGCACATGTCAAAACTAGGACTTATTCCAACAGTAGTTTCAAAATATATTGAGAAGTTTATAGATGTTCATAAAAACAAAATGAACAGCGATGTAGATGATATTCACAAACCAAAAAATACACAAGAAAATGGGAACAATATTTGACAGTAAAAAGTCAATCTTTAAAAAAAGCAAAGCGCTGATGACAGATGGCTGCTGCGAAGTTGCAGAGTCTTGCTGCGGAGTTGGTGCTGGATTAAGAGGATATAAAATATTTTTTATTGGTGATGTAACACAAGAAATAAACAATGGTAGTACGTTTGTAGAAAAAATTGCTCCAAATGATAAATGGAAATTTATTTTAGAAACTATACCTGGCAACGGTCCAGTAACAGTTACTAGTATTGTTATAACTCCAGCTATAATTGGATTAAGTATAAATTCTACTCCATTTTCTGTATCTGATCCTGGATCAGGAACAATATGTGAGGCTAACTGGTCAACAAGTGGCGTAAGAATATTTTCTGTAAGTATAACAACAGATAGTGGTAATTTTTCTTTTAATGCACAAATAACAGTAACCTAACCATGGCAATCTTTTCTAAAAACGCTAACCGCGCTGCTTTATTTGGGAAGCAGAAACTATTCAAAGCCTGCTGTACTCCAGAAGTAGAAGAGTGCTGTTACTTGACAAATCCGGTACCAAGACCACCAACTCCACCATGTCAAGCATGTAATATGGATATTACTTATAGTTATCTTGTAAATAACAATCCTATTGTTTTTCTTCCTATTACTATTGATGTTACAGAACTTCCTGCAGTTATAGAAGTATTTTTTGGAAACAATAATAGAGAATGTGATGCAACGATTGGAAAAGTTACATCAGATACTCCTAATCCTAATATAAACATAATAACTTCTAGTCCTGATCCATTAGGACCTGGAGAAAATGCTTTGGTAGCTACGATTCAATTAAATACAGTGTTGGGAGTGGGTTCTTATACGCCGTATATAAATTATCCTTTATGTGGAGAAAGCTATGCTTTAGGTGTTAATATAGTAATAGAAGATAGTACGCCTTAAGTACCATAAAAAAATATAATGTCAAAAAACGTCATAGACATTGCCGGATATAAAATAGATGCCCAATCAAATATTATTCTTGATGGCACTAAACCAGTCAACAAAAGATATTACCGATCTTCTTTGTTGCCTGAGAATATATCTTGCTATGACGACCACATGCACAAGTACCAAAACGTAGAGTTGTTTCAGCCGGTTATCTATGACCTTGACAATCCTATGCCTAAGTACAATCGCGCGTGGGAGGTATATGACAATCCAAATATCAAAAAGAAAAAGCTGATACGTATTAACTTTCCAAGGCATTACATGGAATGGTGGTACGAGCAGCGTAGGCGATGTATTGAGGGTTATACTATTGGCGGCGTTTATCTTTCTGGAGCCAACTACTGGTACTTAAACTTTTGGCGCATCAAGACTAAGAAAAAAGGCGCTGGTCTTATACCGCCAAGGTTCATTGATATGGACAAAGAGTTCTTTGATCTATTAGAAGAAGCTAAAGCAAATGACAAAAACTTGTTGTGCCTTAAGCGACGTCAGATTGGTTTTACAGAAAAAATGGCAGCCTTGTGTGCGCTTGAAGCTTTGCTATATCCATCATCGCAGACACTAATAGTTGCTGGTCTTGATGACTATGCTATCAACTGTTTCAATAAAGTTATTATGGGTATCGATGCTTTGTCGCCATACTCACAGGAGCAGTCAGGTAGAGAGTTCTTTAAACGAAAGCTAAAAGATATTCCTCAGTACGTTAAGTTTGGCTTTGAAGCAACAAACGTACAGAAAGGTTATCTGTCAGAAATATTTGCCATCACTACTAAAGACAACGCGCAAGCAGCATCAGGTAGGTCCCCGACTTTAGTGTTCATGGAGGAAGCTGGTATCAATCCGCTTTTAAAGCGAGTGTACAATATGATACAGCCTTCTATCGAAGAGAATGGAAAGCAGGATGGTCGTATCAATGTTATAGTAGGTACTGGCGGTGAAATGAAAAAGGGTGTAGCAGATCTAATGGATATGTTCTACAAACCCGACAAATATAATCTCTTGGCAGTACAGAATACATTTGAGCCGGGCGCTGAAAACTCTAAATGCTGTCCGTTCTTTCCTGCATGGTATTTCTACGTTATGGACAATGATGGCAATAGCTATAAAGAACCATCACTAGAACTTATTAAGCAGAAACGCAAAAAGCTTGGCAACAACAAAAAGGATTTGCACGAAAACAAAACTCAGATGCCATTAACGCCAACCGAGGCATTTAGTTCATCAGGATTATCACCATTTAATACCGAGAAACTAGAAAAGCAACTGCAGAAGTTATTGGCCGAAGAATGGGAAGAAAAGTTACAGCAGGGCAAGTTTGAAGAAATAGTAGAGAATGGTAAGATAGTTTATTATTGTTGAGCATCCCGATAGACCCGAGCATGTAAGTTCTGTTGGGTATGAATACTATACTGGTTCTGGAAATATTCAAGGCTTGTATGGTGCCGGCACTGACTCCTACGATAAGGACGAAGCAAACTCATCAGATTCTGAAGGATCGTTTGTGGTAATGAAAGGTTACCACTCTTCGAACAAAACATCGATGATGCCTGTTGCTAGATTAACCTGGCGCCCTGTAAAGAAAGAGAAGTTTTATAAGCAGACAGCATTGGCTTGTATGTACTACGGAGATTGCGAGAACTTGATTGAATGGTCGAACATCGCTATCTTTGACTGGTACAAAAATAATGACTTTGACCACTTGCTAAAAGAAAGGCCCGAAATAGCTTACGCAACAGTAAAGGATAGTAAAGTAAATAATAGATTTGGTGTTGACCCTAATACTAAACCAGTATGGATTGAACACTTTTCTTCTTACGTTGAAGATTATGCTGACAATATATATGACCTTGTAATAGTTCAAAAACTAAGAGACTTTCGTTCTAGAGATCATAACTGTGACATTACCATATCAGTTATGTTAGCATACGAAGGTATATTGGATGACATAAAAAAAGGTTATGATAAGGTGGTAGAATCAACAAATAGTGTTATGTTTACAGGATATATGAAAAGAAACGGCAGACTACAAAGAGTATGATATACGGAGAGTTTTATCCAGTGCCATTAGAAAGCTTACCAAAAGACGAGCAGGAGCAATACGCTAAGTCTTTGATGGATAGCTATATAGAGCAGAATCATCGGGATGGTGGACTTCAAATGAACGTACCACTTGAAAGCACATCTGTCCGTTCTCGTATGGACAAAATAACTTATTGCCGCGCTCTTTGGAATAACGAACTTGATGATGCAAGGTTCGGTTATCTGTACAATAAGATAGACAAACAAATCCACGATAGTCAATCTGGAATAGATGACATTATTACTCTTGAAATGCCGGCCAGAGTGCGTAACATTCCAATAGTAAGACCAAAGCTTCAAGCACTTATATCTGAGGAAATGTCAAGACCTGTTGTTACCAAAGTAATTGGAATGACAGATGAAATAGTTGGTAGAAAACTAGACAAAATTAGAACCGATATTCTTGACAAGCAACTGCAAAAGATTAAACAAAATCAACTTATTAACGCTACAAAACAAGCGTTAATGCAGATGCAGCAGCAGATGATGCAACAAGCAGCGCAAGACCCGCAGGCGCAGCAAATGATTATGCAGATGCAAATAGAAATGGAGCACTTGCAAACATTATTGCAGAATGACATCATTATAACTTCCGAAGAAATAAAACGTATCAGAGAATATTATCAGTATTCTCATAAAGAGTTTGAAGAGAATCTTTGCTCACAAGCATTAGAAGAGTTTATCGATAGCAAAAGATTGCGACATTTGATGAATAACTTCTTTGAGGAAATGATGATTACTGGCGAACCCGTTTGGTATTGCGACTGGGAGCCTGGATTATCTGAACCCGAAGTTAGATTGATAAGACCGGAATATCTTTGGTATCAAGCAAACGAAGCAGCAAAGTATTTGCACGAGTTAGATTGGATAGTAGAATATAGCCCAATGTCAATAGGACAGGTTATCCAATACTACGGAGCAGACATAACAGAAGAAAACTTAGAAACATTAAGAAGCGAGTTTCCAATGTTTTCACAAGATGCGTGGTACAGAACAAATCTTACTAACTATCCCGATGGCAGTCCATCAGGTTGGTATAGTGGTAATGATTATTTGTACTCACACCAAGTAGACACTTATAAAGTAAATTGGAAAGAACAAGTTGAAGTTTATGCATTGTATTCAGAAAACAAAAACGACACTCCCTACTTCTCGGAGAAGCCGCCTTTCGTTAAATTCCTCACGCCGGAAGAGTATAAAGATCTTACTTCCTCAGAGTCAAAAAGAAAGCGTCTTGAAAAGAAAGGACAGAAAATACTTAAAGCATATCGTGTTGATAGATGGTCAGGTGTCCGAATAGGAACAATGACATATATTAAAATCAAGAAACATGATTTTCAGTATCGTACACACGATAGACTTTCTGACATAGCACTACCATACATTGGTTTTGCTAATAACAGATTTTATAAAGCGTACTCTCCGCTATGGGAAACTAAGGACATTCAGGAACTGTACAACATACTGCATTACCAAGAAGAACTTTTGATTGCATTATCTGGTGTAAAAGGTATCATCTATGACTTATCGCAAATGCCAAGCGGTATGACACCACAAGAGGTAATGTACTATATGAAGCAAGGTTTAGGTTTGATTGAAACAGTCAAGCCAAATGGTAAAGCAGTGCGTACTTCTTTTAATCAGTTTGCTACATACGATATGACTGTATCTCCAGCAATACAGTCTATAATGATTATTAAGGAATCGCTTAATACACTAGCTGGTGAGATTACTGGAGTAACAAGACAAAAGACAGGACAGGTTCTTGCATCAGATCAAGTAGGTACCTCACAAATGGCATTGGCGCAATCTAATGTTGTTACCGAGTATTACTTTATGAAAGTTGATGAACTAAATGAACTTTTGTTTACAAGACTTTGTAATATCTTTCCATACGCATACGCGGAAGGTAAACGCGGTATGTATGTAGTAGGCAAAGAAAGACAAGAGATATTGAACATACAAAAAGACCAACTGAAAGGAGAGTTTAGATCTATAGTAAACTCTGGTAGCAAAGAACGCGAGATAATGCGTACAGCAAAGCAAATGGCGCAAATGAAGTTTCAGCAGGGACAAATAGGTGCTTCTGATTTTCTTGATTTGTTAGATACCGACACTATGTTTGAAATGCGCAGACTATTAAAAGATGCTGAACAGCGAGTACTAGAAACTAGTCAGAAAATGCAAAGCGATTCTGTAGAGCAACAAAAGCAAGCACAGATGGAAGTTGAGCAAATGAAGATGCAGATGCAGCAGCAAGTAGCACAAATGTCTAGTCAGGTAGAAGGACAACTACTACAACTTAAAGGACAAATAGACTTGCAAAAAGAACAAATGAAAATACAAAATGCACAGACTCAGTTACAAGTACAACAACAAATAGAGCAACAAAAATTAACCGTAGAACAAGAAAAAGTAGAAAATGAGAAACAAGTTGAGTTAGCTTATCTTAACTTTGCATATACAGAACTCGAGGTCAATGCGACGAACCAACGAGCACAAATGCTGATCAATAGAGCGAAGACAGCAATGGAAATGAAATCGTCCGCTAAAAAAGAACGTGTAAAAGACTAGGAACATGGAAAACGAAAACAACTTTGTAGACACATCGAGTGCAGATTTTGCCACTCAGTTTAAAGCTCCTGATAATGATTTTCAGGACGACTTCTTTGGTGACGAAGGATTACAAGAACAAGATGATGTTCAAGAAAACTTTGACGAGTTTGATAATCCCATTGATAACGATGATGAAGATTTTTTAGAATCAGACAACAATGACGATTCTGAAAATACTACTGGCAATCCAGTATTAGATTCTTATTTGCATTGGGCTATAGAAAGAAATATTGATGTAAGAAATCAAGGCATTGATGTAGATAACTTTGATGCCGAGACAATGGATAAGCTAGTTGGCGAATACTACATCCAAAAGAAACTTGGCGGTGTAGATCCACGCATAGCAGAACTTTCTGAGCAAGGCATAAGTCTTGATGAGTACATGCAGCATAAGAACTATTTGCAAGGTATTGCCAATCAAGATCCAGTTCAGTTATACAAAGCAGCAATGTATGACCACTTACTTAAATCAGAAGCACCACTAGGTTCTATTAATATAGATCAACATGGTAATCCAGATGAAGCAAGTATGAAATACCTTGTAAATGAAGTTGAACGTAGAGTACAAAATATGCACCCCGATGCTATTAAGCAGAGAGGTCAACAGATTCAACAATCTTACATGCAGGAAATCGATAAACTTCCTGATAACTTAATTCAGCAACAACAGCATAAATATACATCCGAACTTCAGAGGTATAACAACGAAGTCGAAGAGCTTACAGGTTTATTTAAAGATAGGCTTTCAAAAAGTGATAATCTTGTCATTGACTTCTCAGGCCAGTCCGAGAAAGATGATTTTATCAACTACATGAAACAGAATCTTGAAATACACAATTATCAAGGTCAACAGGTGGTGCCCCTGCTACACCGATTGCAAAACGACGCTGAATATTTGGCTACTACTATGCGGTTGTTGCACATGCACGATAAAGGTTATTTCACAGACTTGAAAAACATGGAGCGCAACGCTGCATTCAAAAAGTTAAGTGTTACGCCAGTATTGAGCAAAAACTCTAAACAACAATCAACGGGCGGACCTGGAAAGTTTGCAGATACATCCGACCCGAATTATCTGAAAAAATTTAAACGCTAAAAAAAATGGGACTCGAAAAGTTTGGCGTACCCGGGCGCGTTGTTGTAGGTAATCCACGTGATTTGACTAACTTCAAAATGACGGACTACAATAACCTCCGAAATATCGCCGCAGTTCGCCCTGATGTTATTCAGGGACTATTCAAGCACTTTTCTGAAAGAACAGGTATGATTACCGAGCTTCTTTATTACATGAAGAGTAACTATGACCCAACTGTAGAGAGATTCAAGCAGCAGAATTTTGGCCAGCAAAAATCAGCCTGGGCAAAGAACTTCAAGATGCTTAACAATCTTGAATACGCTTGGTGTTCTCCTGCACCTTCGGGATGGGTATATCGCATCACCACTAGTGCAGATGACGATGGTTCTGGTTTTGTTGGTCGTTACCACCGCGAGTTTTACTTCAACGTAAACAAGCAGTTGGGTGACAAAGATGATGTATTATTGCTTGCCGATGGTACTACACAGATCATCATCACAAAACAACCTGAAGCACAAGCTGATGGTACTCTTCGTGTTCGCGCAAGACTTCTTACAAAAGAAGGAGAATGGGGTCAAGCTATTCCAGCTTACTTGCTTGCTGCAGGTCAAGAGGTGTCGCCTCCTATCTACAACATGAAGCCAGAAGCATCTGAGCATGGTAGCAAAAGCCGTGTATCATTTGGTGAATGGCATCGTGGTTGGATGACAACTATGCGTTGGGAATGGAACATCACAGGTCATGCTGCTCACGTTAAGACTGACAAATCACCAATGGGAATCGTTTACACAAACGACAAAGGTGAGATTGAAAACTACTGGACAGAAACCTGGAGATACCAAATGTGGAAGAATGCTTACGAGCACATGGACAATCAGTTGTTCTGGGGTATGTCATACACCGACAATGAAGGTCGCTTCCAAAAAGATGAGCGTGGCTATCGCTACTACTCAGGCATGGGTATCTATCATCAGGCAAATCGCCGCTTGAAGCGCGAGTATGTCAAGATGAATGACTTCTCAATCCTTGACGACCTTATCAAAGGTATGTACAATGACTCAATCGAAACAGGTGTTAAACCAGAGATTTTCCTCTGTGGTGGTCTTGAACTTCGTACTGACATTGACCGCCTTATCCGTAACGAGTTCAAAGGATCTCCTGAGGTTCTTTACTTTGATGGTAAAGGTAACTATGTTGCTGGTGGTACAGGTATGGAAACTATGGGTATTCGCTCTAACTTCCGTTACTACGAAACTCCTGCAGGCAAAATCATCGTATCAGACTGTCCATACTTCGACCGTAAAGGTATGCCGAGCTTACGTACAAGCGAAGGTAACCGCGAACAATCACATCGTGGTATCTTGATTAACCTTGCTAAAATGCGTGGTGGTCAGGATGCAATGACAATGGTTACGCTTCAAGGTCGCCAAAACGTAGTTGGTAAAGTACACGGTATGTCAGATCCTGGCCCAGGTGGTGCATTGACAACTACAGCTGACGTACAAGGTGAGCACATGCTTACAATGCAGGGTATTGCTTTGCACAACCCTAACTGTATGGCTGAGCTTAAACTTGCTCGCGGTCGTCGATAGTATTATTTAACTTTAAAGTGAAACAGACATGAACAATTTTAATTTTTATCCAAAACAGCACGAGGAACTTTTGAGGAAAGCAGGACTACTTGGAACTGGTTTTCTTGAAGTCAGAGCAGTACAAAAGTATAAAATACAGAATGTTAGCGAAGATGGTATTACTTTTCGTGAAGAGAAAAGACCTGAAATAGATGACATAGCAACAGGCAATACATCACCGGTATTTGATAGTTCCGGATTGATTGCAGGTTACTGGGCAAATGGTCTTACATCGGAAGAAAAGAGAATCATCAACGAGGAATGTGGCGTACCATTTTTTTATCTGAATGAACCAATTAATCCACTAACAGGAAAGCCGTACCATCCTGATACCGTTCTATCGTTAAACGAAGGGCAACTTTTTAATCTTTCTAATCCACGCGATGTAGCTTATGTGCGTGTTCTTTTTGAGGTTGTATCTACAATCGGTAAAGACAAGCAGGAAGCAGTTGACCATGGAGCGTTCTTTTATTTCTTTTCGAAAGAAGAAGAGAAGCAGGAGAAAGAGAAAGAAATCAAAAAGAGAAAAGGTGCTGCATCGCTCATTGACAAACTTAGCAAAAAGCAGAAGCGTGACTGCGTAAGAATACTTATTCTTGACGGTGACTATCCTGCAGATCCTTATATCAATGAGGAGATTGCCGAGGAAATCTTTGATGAAGTTGCATTCTCTATGCCTTACGAAGTGCTACGTGCTCATGATACTGAAAAGAAAGAAAACTATATTTGTGCAAAAGCATTGATACATTCAGGTCACATTGAAGCAGGAAGTATTGACGGTCCGTACTATAAGAACCCAACGGTTTACGGACAGAAATCACATCTTGCTGATAGCTTCAGCGAACTGATGGTTAAAATCGATACGCATTTTGACTTGATGAAAGCTTACAGAGAACTTGAAGGTATTGTTGTTGGCGAGAATAGAATTGAAAAAGAAAGATTCATTCGTGACGCCGCATCTGTATCGTTTCTTTCGAAACATGGACTTTATGAAAAAGGAGAACAGCCTAATGTTGCAGTTGCAACTAAAAAGCAAGTTCCGGCAAACTTAAAGTTTATGAATGTCAAGCAGTTGATTGACTACATGGATAGCGAGAATATTGTTCATGATTTTACAGAAAGTTCAAACCTTAAGGAAGCAAAGGAATATCTGACTAACTATATTGACAATCAATAATGGTACCAGTAGTTGAAGTATATAAGGCGGTACTTGCTGAACTAAAGCATTACAATACCACTAGTATGACACCAGCGGAGTTTAACTATCACATTTGGATAGCTACGCTCGAGTATGTCAAAAACAGGTATTGGGCGCATGAGCAGCATCAAAAACAGATAGACGATTTGTCTGTCATAAAGGTTGTAACCGATGGCGTTGCGGGATTCCCTGCACCGTTGGTAAATCTTGGTCCAGCTGTTGCCGGCCAAGAATACGTACAACTTCCTGCCAACTATCTTCACCTACTGGCTGTATCTGTCAAGGTAAAGTATAAAAACCAACCTTGCGAAGTTGATAACACTATGTCCGGGTATATTTCTGCTACTCACTTGAAAGATGATTTTAGATTTACCATTGAAGATGATTACTACAAGAAACCATCTGCTGAATGGCCGAATCTTTATTACGACAAACGCTGGAGATTGTAAAGCACTGTGTCATTTCATATCTTGAAACCATTAAAGATCCAAGAGTACAGTCAATGCTTCCAATAACCGAAAGAAACTTTTTACAAACACCCCCGCCAAACGTACCAACGTAGCGGTAAAATAATTTAATAACATGCAAAGTAATGCTCAAAAACTTTGGATTCCCAACCCAAATGCCAACACGCTAGTAGACGTTGGTGCTGTACAGGGTCCCGATTTTGCTGGTGAAGTACGTATTGTAGACCAAATCTCAATATTGTCTGCATCGGTAACACGTTGTCAAAAAGTTTGCGCATCACCATGTGAGGAAAACATCTGGGAAATTGAGTTCGGAGATGTTGACTTTGGTGATTGCAATGCTTGTGGCAAATCAGTAGGATTTACACTATTGTTAAATAGAAATCCTGACTTTGACAATCAGACATATTTTGAATACAATCAGCGTAAGCAGTATGTATATCAAGGTAATCTTTCTGGTACTGTAACAGGTGCTACACTTGCTCAATGGTTCTTTGATTATATCACAGACCTTCAAAATCAAAACGATCAACACGATCAGTTTTTGGTTGTAGCAAGTGTAAATACAAATACGCTCACACTTACATTTCCTTGCAATGGCCTTGCAGCTTACAGTTTGATTGGTATCTATCAGTTGCCAAACAACAACTTGTCTGCTAGTCCAACAAATGAGTTTCCTGTATTTACTGAAATTCAACCAGCAGTAGAAGCTGTATTGAGTAAAGAAAAATTACTCCAGCAGTTCCCGCAGGAAATCGGTCATGTATTTGGTGAAGCTCCACGCGATCAATGGACATGGTGCCAGACAGTTTGCGTTATCACATTGAAAGGTTGTATCGATGCATGCAGTTCTTTCTTTGACAACCAAAACAGCGGTCACTTGCACACAGGCGCAACTCCATTTGATTTGTTGCTTTATGTAAACAGTGCTGCTCCTGGCTTTGCTGATTTCATTGCTGATTTGAATGGCTTGTTCAATCCATGCGACCTTGATACT